GAAAGTGTAAGATCAAATGTGATTGAAGTTTACAATGCACTACCCTATAGAATAGGAGATAATGTGTTTGCCCAAGAGGGCACGATTGAGGCTACAATTCAATCTATTGAGGATAATGCACTCATCTATTTATCAAACGAGTTAGAAAGTGACACTAGTGTTGGTTCTGCATTATATATTGTAAATAATGAAAAAGATGGCTAATCTTATATAGAGGATACCTTTAAAATAGATCAATTAGAAGGACTGAGTGAATCTGTAGCATCATTTAACTTAATTTCTTGGTTACAATACTTTAAATTACAAACTCCTAAGAGAAAATTTTATAAAAATACGTGTCAATGGACGTATAAAGGAGAAGAGTGTCAATATCCTGGGCCGGGTGGTTTATCTATCCCTGGCACAAGCCTTACCTCTAATTCTAATCCCATTGCAGCTAATAACCAGACCGCTTCTAGTGCCTCTGGCGATGTTTGCGGTAAGTCTATAATATCTTGCCAAATTAGAAATAATCAACAACATTTTGGCGGCTTCCCTGCAACAGGCAGAACTGTTCCAATTCAATAGAGAATGATTTGACCGAAAATCAAAAAATTAAAGGTTGCATACTTCCTTGGCTGCATATATTCGGCGCTATAACTGGCGAGTATAGAGCATGCTGTCATGTGGAATTTTTAGATGACGAATCAACGGTATTAGGCAATCATAAGCAAACTTTAGATGAAGTCTGGAACGGAGAATCTTATCGCAACATCAGAAAGCGATTTTTAAAAGGAGATATCCCGGACGGCTGTAAGAAAGTATGTTATGATAGAGAAGTTCATGGAAATAGTATTAGCAATAGGCAACAAGTTAATAAGAGATTTAAGAAAAAAGCTTACTTACAAGATTTAACCAACGACGACGGTAGCCTGCCTAATAAACCCTCTTATTTAGATCTACGTTTCGGTAATCTGTGTAATTTTAAATGCAGAACCTGCGGTCCTTTTGCTTCGACAAGTTGGTATACAGACTGGCCGGATAACAAACTAAGTTCTGTGGTAGACTATTATTCTGATAACGAAGCTGTTTGGTCTAGCTTCCCAGAGTATTTATCTGAGTTAGAAGATATTTATTTTGCTGGAGGAGAGCCTTTTGTACAAGAAGGTCACTACAAGTTACTATTTAAATTGATAGAACTAGATTATGCTAAAAATATAAATCTTCAATATAATACTAACCTAAGTTATACTAAGTTTAAGAAGTATGATCTTGAAGATATATGGAGTAATTTTAAGTCTGTAGATCTTTGGCCAAGTATAGATGGTTTCGGTACTAGGGCAGAATATACTCGAAAGGGGTTGTCTTGGAAAACTTTTGAAGCAAACGCGATTTATTTTAAGAAACACATTTCAACATTTAGTTGTGTAATTAGTTTGTATAGTATTACTTCAATGCCTGATTTAATTCTCTGGTGTAAGAAGAATGGGTTCAATTATTATGGTAATATACTTAATGGCCCAGAAATGTTTAATCTCAAGTGTTTACCTAAAGACTGTAAAAAACAAATAGTTGAACTTTATAAACGTTTTGTCATAAAAAATAAAAATATACTATCTCCTCATGATTTATCTCAGATAAAGAGTTGGCTGTCTTATATGAATGGGGGAGATTTTTCTGCGCTACTTCCCGAATTCAAACGTGAACAGACACGTTTAGACTTATTACGTAATGAGTCCTTTGAATCGACCTATCCAGAATATGCTTCATGGTACAAAAATATTTAAGTTTAAGACATGAGTACGGTAATGTAGACTGTATTAGGCTAATTAAAAATTTCTATAACCAAGAGTTAGATTTAGACTTTCCTCTTCCAGATTATCCTCCCTCAAGAAAATGGTTAAAGTTATACTCAACAGACTTTGTAGATAGTTGGGCAGAATCCTGCTTTAGAAAAGTTAATTTGACGGATGCTCAAAACTATGATGTAATAACCTTTAAGTCTAATAAAACTAATTTGATTATTCATTTTGGTTTATTCATGCAACCAACAAAAATGCTTCACATTGAGGAGGGGGGTTTCTCATGTATACAAACAATATCACCAGAATGGTGGCAGTGTATACACTCATTCTATCGACATGACAAAATGGTATGATAACTACGTAGGATTTCCTTTTAAACATTTAGGAGATGATCCTACTAAGGGTATTGACTGCGTTAATCTATTGCGATTAGTATTTAAACAAGAATTACAAATTCATGTCCCTCTTGCGTCTTATGATTTTTGCAATATAGTAGACGAAGACTGGTTTAATAAAACAAGCGATCAGTTTTTTGAAGAAGGCATTAAGACTAAACAAGATAATTTTGGATGGAATAAAGTTTTAATACCCAAACAATTTGATATATTATTAATGAGTGTCGGAAGCACTAATGTTACTAATCATTGCGCTATGTACGTAGGAGAAGGTAAAATTTTACAAACTATGTTTAATCGTGATAGCGCTGTATACCCGTACAAAACATGGTTTAAACAATATACTACAGGAATTTACAGATGGAAAGATTTGCCAAACTAAAAGAGGACATGAACAATCATGCTTTAAGAGACTACCCAAATGAGGCAGTCGGTATTATTACAAAAGATTTTAAATATGTTCCTTGCCAAAATATCAGCGACTATCCAAAAACAACTTTCTGGTTAGATCCTAAAGACTTGATAAAACATGATGAAAATATATGGGGCATATTTCACTCTCATCCAGGTGATGAAAATCCAATTCCAAGTAAGGATGATAAAATTGGAGCAGCTTTTCAAGAGTACAAATTTTTAGTTGGTTTCAATAATAAATTTTACATATACTGGTATAATGATCGTATAGACGCGCTTATGTTTGATAAGCTGGAGGAAAAACACTTTGTTAAGTAAGATTATTGTTCATTCTGCTTATAGCAAACTTTTTACACAAAAGGTTTATGAAGTTGATGTCGTAAGATATGCTGATATACTAGTATATCTAACTTCTATGCACACAAAATTTCGTAACTATGTAAAAAGTGTTGATAGCGGTTTGATTGATGAAACTTATTGTCTACTCAACAAAGATAAAGAAATTATTACTCAAGACGACTTATTCATTAGACGAGTAAAAGAAGATGACTGTTTTTACGTTGTACCTAATTTTATGGGTGGTGGCGGAAAAAATGGTAAATTTCTTATGTTTGCGGCTATGATGGCTGCTGCGATTTACACAGGGGGTGCTAGTACTGCTGCAGGAGTTGGTAGTGCTGGTGCTGCAGGAGGCGCAGGTGCAATGGCTTCAGGTTCAGGAATTGTTCCTCATGTTGCGGGAGAGCTTGGTGCGGCTCAACTTGGTGCGTCAGGCTTTAGTTTAGGCTCTATGGGTACTACTTTAGCAGTTAACGCAGGGTTGGCTCTCGTAACTTCAATGTTTACTAAGAAACCTTCTGACATTAAGCGTACAGATCAAAACTCAAGACAAAATAATATGTTTGGCTCTCTCAAAAATACAATAGATAGCGGTACTCCTATAATGCTAAATTATGGACTATTCAGAGTGGCAGGTCACTTTGTTAGTGGGTATCTAGATACAACAGATCACGACGCAAGCGCGTCAATCACCGTACAAGAAAAGTTTGATACATGAAAAGAAACTTTGTTACTATTAATGAACAACAAGTTCCAATTATTAGAGGAGCTGGCGGCGGTGGCGGTGGCGGCAATGCGGGTGGTTATAATGAAGAACCTAACTCCCTATTCGCTACAGATATTCTGTTTGCGACAATAGCTTTAGGAGAAGGACCTCTTTACAGAATTAATCCTAACGGCCCTCAAGATATTGAAATAAGCGATTCTTCTATTGATGATCTTATCAACTTAGATGGCGATGGCAGCGAAAAAACAAGTGATTTTAAAACACTTAGTAACCCTGGTACAACTACACAAGCTCCTCTTAAAAAATTTGGTGATGAGTCTATAACTCCTCAAAATTTTGCTTCTCCTGTTAATCTTAAAAAAGGAAACATCGATGGAGTTCCTGAGAGCAGAGTAATTCTTCAGGATACTAGTGCGTTTTCATGGGATGCTATTAGATTTTTATTTGTATGTAATTCTTTATTCCAACAAGATGATCAAGGTAATGTGTCAGGACACTCTTTAACTGTTCAGGTGCAGATGTTTGATAGAGCAGGTCAACCTTTGGTATACCCCACAGGGCATTCAAAGGCTGGAGAGTTAATCTTAATTAAAAAAACAATCTCTGGTAAAACTAATGTTGCTTATAAGTTTGATATCACTGTGGAAATTCCAGATTCGCTACAAAGTACTGATGGTTATAAATTTTCAGTAGAAAAAAGCTCAAGTGAGAGTGGTGATTCAAGAATTAATTCTAACGTTCAGATCATCGGCTGGGCAGAAATAGAAAGAGCTCCGCAGTCTTATCCAAGAACTGCACATATTGGGTATGCTCTTAAAGCTATTAACGAGCATGTAGGACAAATCCCTACTTTTAGCTCAATGGTAAAAGGTCTAATTATCAAAGTCCCTTCAAACTATAACCAGCCTATTTTAGAAAGTGGAGAAATTGATTGGAGACAGGTAGAGGTTCCTGGTCTAGCTTCTCAAGGTTTTTATATAGGCACTCAAGGTTATAGATTACAAAAAAGCGGTAGCACAGCACTTAGTGATCCTAATCCTCAAATATATGTAGGAACGTGGGATGGTTCGTTTGTATACTCTTGGTCCCAGAATCCTGTCTGGATTATTTACGATATCTTAACAAATAAAACTTATGGATTAGGTATTGAAGAAGATAACATAGATAAGTATAAGTTTTATCAAGTAGCACAGTATTGTGACGCCTGTGATGAAATTACAGGTAAATTTCAAGGAGTAGATGGTTTAGCTGATGGCAGCTACCGTAATAAACCAAAAGGGTTTAATCCAGGTATCATTAGGACACTCTTAACAGGTTTACCTAATGGTACGCCTATCAAAGAGCGTAGATTTATTTGTGATATGCAAATTTCAGATGTGCAGCCGACAATGGATATTTTGAATACGATTGCTGCATCTTTTAGAGGAACTATAGTATATTCGTTTGGTAAACTCTCGCTCGCTGTAGATCAACCTAATCGATATCCTACGATGATTTTCAATGAAACTAATATCAAAGATAGTTCATTTTCTATCAGTGGTGGTAGAGAAAGTGACATGATTACTGGAGTTGAAGTTAGTTATGTTGACCCTAGAAATCACTATAAAAGAGAAACTGTAAGAATTGATACTGACGATAAAAACGATGGTTCAGATCGTTCTACCATTGAAAATGTTATCAGTCTCGATCTGCAAGGAGTTACTAGAAGAAGTCAGGCGCTTAGATATGCCCAATATCATATCGCAGCTACAAAGTATCTCAGAAGAACTATTTCATTTACTACTAGCTTAGAAGCTTTAGCCCTAGCTCCTGGAGATGTTATATCTGTATCTCAGAACATGACAGGAGTAAATTACGGATTTGGAGGAAAAGTAGCTAATAATTCTGCTGTAGGCGCAGCTAATCCTAATGTAACTCTAGAACACTTTACTTTTCCTGCGTTGACAGATGCTGTATTTACTAACAATACTTATCCTGTAGCACTACGTATTATCAAACAAAAGAACGATAGAATGGATTTGTATATTGTAAGTAATAACGCTCCTGACTATCAATTTATTGGCACAGATAATGTATCAGTAGGTGCTGATTTAATCATGCTCACTGTCCGGGATAGATTTAACCCAATTACTGGGGCCTTAGTAAATATTGAAACCGACGGGTGGTTGGCTAATGATGCTCCTGAAAAAGGCGACTTGTGGAGCTTGGGAGAGTGGGTATCTCCTGGAGATTTAGGCACTAATAAGGCAGGTAAACTATTTACAGTGGCCGAAATTGAAAGAGAAACTGAAACAGAAGAAATATCTATCGTAGCAAAAGAATATGTTTCTAATGTGTATGTTGATTCGGATACTTTTATTGACTACACTCCTACTGCTTATACAGACATTGATAGTACCTTCTCGGCACCACCTCCACCAGTATTTTCTTTCAGAGCTTCCCCTCGTAGACTACAAGATGGTTCTGTAGTTGTAGATGGCATAATCGATAATAAAACAGAAAGAACTGGATATTCTCAAAATTTTTCAACTGAATACTTTTTAGCAACGCCAGCAGGCTCTACACCTGTAACTAATGCTCATCAAAGTGTGTTAAATATTGTAGTAGATAATTCAGCTGCCCTAACTGGAGAACTAGGACAAAGTATTCTGGTAGGTAAAAGTGGATATACAAGCACTATTGGAGAGGTTAGATTACTTTGTAATAATATTACTAGCGTCGATTCTGGGTCAAACCTAAAACTTACTGTTGAAGGACTGAATGTAGCTTTTGAGAAAAATATATTTAAGCACCTGCTAGAAGTCAATGATGGGACATTTCTAGGATTGAAAGGTCAAGATTTTGTAACTATTCCTTTAGTTGAAAAGACAGGTAAGAATAGCCTAAAGAATTTTATCGCCTTTGCTGATGATACTGTCGCCACTTCAGCAAATATAGTAGCTTTTGATAAAACAATTGATACACTTACGATTAATGATACTCAAACAGGCACACAAAAATTATCTGCTAGATTACCTGATTTACCTTTTTATGTCAGTATTAATCAGATGTTAGATTCTAGATTTTTCGCAAATAACTCATTTTATGTAAGTGGGAGTAGAAAGCAATTTGAAGTAACTAATACCATAACAGCAGCTGCTGGTTCGGATCTACATATTGAATTACCCGTAAGACCTAGAGACAAAATATTTACTACTTTGTTCGTAGACGGTATTGAACAGAGTAGAGGACAGTTTACTTTTAACAATAATGCCAAGGTTGCAGGTAAAAGAGCTAATATTGTGTATCCTGTACAGCCTGGGGATACTGAATTTAGAATTGACCTAGACCATTATACTGTACCAGCTATAGAAATAGGAGATAACGTACAAACTTCTGTAAATAGTGTATTTCCAGTTATAGCTACTAGTTACGACCCACTAAGTGCTAATTATAATGGAGCACTTAGTTCTAATTCAATTTTTAGAATTGATCTAGGAAAAAGACCAGAATCAAATTTATCGGGGTTTAGTTTTACTAATATATCTCCTAACCCTGTCGGTACTGTGGCTAATGTTTCTGCAAATACTTGCACTTTAGACTATAGTGAAGCAGAGTACCCAGGACTATTTAGATTAGCAAATAATGGTATATATGACCTACATTTATCAACTGACTACTCTCAGCTATTTTTAACTGATGATCTTGTCATTCCTAATTTACCTCTAGGTATAACATCTATAAAGGCTAGGAATATTAATCAATTTTCTCGTAAAAGTGCTTTTTCTGAAAAATCTATAAGAGTTAGTAATTTACCTATACAAAAAGTGAATCCTGTTGAGATTACTGAGTCTTTGTACCGAGACGCAACTGCTGGTGTAGCTGTTCGAATTACTGTCTCATTTACTCATATTACAGGACAAGAAGTAACTGACTATGAAATTTCATACAAACTTGATCAAGTAGAAGATATCAATGAAGATGGGGGTGCCTCTAATCTAACATCTTTCAATACTGTTAAAATTCCTGCCACTGGTGTTGATGTGGATGGTAAAATTAGGCATACTATTAATTTTACTAATAGAGGAGCTAGTGCAGGTGTTAACACTGTTACAGTTCGGATTGTACCTTTAAATAAAAGTATTAGAGGTGTTCCTACCACTGCTACTAAAAGCATACTCGGTAAAACAGCAAAACCACAAAATATTTTCAACTTCACAGGCGGCCAACAAACTGACCAGATTACACTTTTTTGGCAGTATGTTAGAATAGACGATGAATTAGCAGACTTAGATCTGAAAGAAGTGGTTATCAGACGTCTTCAAGGTACGCATACAGCTACTTTAGCTAACTTCATTGCAGGTAACCCTTTTGTACAGGTAGCCGCTGGAGTTAACAGAAAGTCAATCCCAATTGACTCATTTGGTACATTTACCTATCTTGCAAGAACTCGTGACACATCTGGTAACTTAAGTGAGAGCGTAGTTGCAACTACAATTACCACCTCTAGGCCTAATAGAAACCAAGTTGTAGCTGCATATAACGAAGATAGTCCGAGTGTAGCTTTTGCAGGTATTACTAATACAAACAACGGACAAGATAATTTCCCTGCTCTCACAGAAACACTATTTGGAGGAGTGGTACGCTTTAAGGAAGATGGGACTACTCCTGGTACAGGCAACCCCTCTACTCTTGTAGATAACGCAAATGCTTCTAGTTCAGGATTCAGTGTGATATCAGGCTCTCCTACAGATATATTAGCAGACGGAGAGGCTACTTATTTAACAGAAATACGAGATTTTGGTGCTACAATTACAGCAGCAGTGTTAATTGAATCTGAAGGCACTCAGTCCATTCAATCTACTTTTAATGACCAGTTCTCACAAATTATTGAAAGCTCTACTGAAGCAACATCTGCAGGGCAGCTTAAAGATACGAGCTTTGGCGGGATCGGTAGTATTTTAGGCCACAGTAACACTACTTTTACTGGCACTAGTGCGATTAGATTTGATTCGAATAACCAAACCTTGATGAGTACAACATCATCAGGAAATGTTTATGCCATAACTACTCGCGGTGATTATGTAGGAAATTCAATACCTATATCTGGTGTTACTAAAGCTTCCCCAGCTGTAGTAACTACTAGTGGCAGTGAACACGGACTTGTAAACGGTGATAGAATTATTGTCCATGACGTGTTAGGGATGGACGAACTTAATAACAAAGAACTTTATGTAAATAGAGTGAGCGCTACACAAGTTCAGTTGTATACTGACTCTGGAAGAAGTTCTGCTCTTGATTCTTCTGGTTTCACCACTTACACTTCTTCAGGAGTGTTAGATCAAGGAGACTATGCAAACGCTAATGTTGTTGCCTTCATTGCTGGAACTATAGATGCTAGTACTATTAAGCTGGGCAACACATTCTTCGCAAACGGAACATCTACTGGAGGAAATAATTATGCAAATCTTTCTGTGGCTGGGACTAATTACTTTTTAGTTGATTTAAAGCAATTTAATGATTTTGGCTCTGCTGAGACATTTGAAGGAGATTTAGGAGCTGTATCTACTCAGGTGTTTATTAGAACTACTACCGCAGCAAATTCTGCTTTATATGATTCTGTTGCAGCTGGGGGCTTTGCGACCGGTAACTTAACTCTTGATTCTGACGGAAATCCCAACTTTGATCAAGCAGATAATGGTGATGGCGGTTTTGTACCCTACGAGGCAGGAACTAGAACCTTGCGACAGTTCCAATTAAAATTTGTAGTAAACAACAAAGAGCCTGAACAGTTTGACTTTACATTTGATAAACTTCGGTATACTCTAGAAAAAGAAGTTACAATTTTTACAACAGACGTATCATTCGGATCTAGTCCTGCAACTGTTAACTATTCCTCTGCAGGATTTTTGAATAGGCCTGTGCTTAATTTTACACCAATCGCAACGGAGACAGCACAAACAGCGTTGGTCACCTCAGCTAGTTCTACTCAAGCGCAGTTTACCTTGTATGATATAGAGAATAGTGCGTCAGCTGGTCTAGGCGATGGACCAATCACCGTACAAGTAACGGCAACAGGAGTATAATATATGTCATTAGTAGATTCCAATACCTTTATTGAACCAACAGCAGGTACTTCTCTTAACTCTGCGCGTTCTCAGTATAACAATGCTCTTAGGTCTCTCTTAACGAATTTTAAATCTCAAGCTATACCTACTGCAACTAATATTGTCGCTTCTGGAGCAGGAGTAGGCGAACAAGACGGTATGCTCTTTAGAAGTGCGCTTACCAATGCGTTATACATATCAGATTCAGTACATTTTAAATCTTCTCCCGTAGGTGGTAAATTTACCCGTGTTGGTGTAGGTAACAGAGTTGAAAACGGTATTGTTGCTTTAGCAGGTAATATTGCTTCATATGAGATAGGGGAGCTTGTTGCTACTGTATCAGCTTCTGGTTCTTTGTCTGGTAATTCTCGTCTCTATCTAAAATCAGGTAACGCTTCAAACATGACAGACATTGTTGACGTGGGTATACCCCCAACAAATGCCTCTGTTACTAATGTTATGCTTGCTTTTGATAGTATTACTGCTGATAGACTTAAAGATGGTAACGTTCTCCTAGCAACAGCTGATTTCACAACAGGTGCAGGAGATGGTGGAGCAGGCGCTGCTGCAACTCTTAAAATTTCATCTGCCGCCACTCAAGACACTTCTATCGGATTTAGCACGCGCGCTACTGCTAACGTCGCCTTAATCCATGTACATGGATCTACAGGAGTTACTGCTGGTCTTAACCTTAAAGATCAGGGGGGTGCTTACGCGCCTATGGCTTCTAATTTAGCTCTGCAATCAGCCATTCAAGGAGGTACTACAGCTCCTGTTCCTTTAGTCCCTGCTGGAACTATAGTTGCTTGGGGAGGGTCTACCGCCTCTGTTCCTACTGGTTGGCTACGAATTGGTGGGCAGGCAATAAGTAGGACAACATACGCAGCTTTATATGCCATTTGTGGAGTTAACTTTGGTGGGGGAGACGGATCCGGCACATTTAATTTGCCTGACGGTCGCGG